AGGTACACAAAGTTTAGGAATAATTCCAATTAACGATGACAATGAATGTGTGTGGGGATGTGTAGACATAGATTCATACGCAGGATTTGATCACAAAAAATTAATAGATAAAATAAAACAATTTAAACTACCATTAGTGGTATGTAGATCTAAGAGCGGAGGCGCTCATGTGTTTCTGTTTTCAGAGAAACCTGTAAACGCAGAAAGAATGAGAGACAAACTTACAGAAATAAAAACACTACTAGGATACGGCGGATCAGAAGTCTTTCCAAAACAAATTAGATTAAAATCACAAGACGACACAGGAAATTTTTTAAATTTACCATACTTTAATGGTGACAATACAACAAGATATGCATTTAAAGAAGATGGGAATGCAGCAAGTTTAGAAGAATTTTATGGGATCTACAATAATGTAAAACAACTAGATGTTGGTCTCGTAAAAGTACAGAGGCCCGAATCAGAATTTTCTGACGGGCCTCCGTGCATAGAACTTATGTCTATGAATAAAATACCTGAAGGTGGTAGAAATAATGCAATGTTTCATTATGGTGTTTATGCTAAAAAGAAATGGCCATCAGAATGGAAAAGCAGAATTACTATGTTTAATATATCTGCATCACAATCTCCATTAAGTGAATCAGAAATAGATATAATTAAAAAACAACACGATAAAAAAGAATGGGGGTATAAATGTAATGATACTCCTATGTGTAATTTGTGTGATAAAAAATTATGTAAGACTAGGAAATATGGAATAGGTGAAGAGCTAGTATTTCCTTTATTAGCAGATTTACAAAAAATTAAATTAGAAAAACCATATTATTATTTAAATGTTGATGGCGAAAGATTGCATTTAGAAAATGTAAAATATTTAAAACAACAAAGTTTATTCCAGGAAGCATGTATGGAACAGTTAGATTTTAAACCACCAACAGTTAAACCAAAAGATTGGGATATGATTATAAATCCACTGATGAAGAATCACGAACCAGTAGAACCACCTGAAGGTGTAACAACTGCAGATCAATTAAGAAATCATTTAGAAGAGTTTTGTTTAAATAGACATATTGGATCAGATGTTACTGATCTTAAAAAAGGTGGAGTATGGACTAGTGGTGGATACCACCATTTTGTTTTTAGTATGTTTTACAGTAAATTTTTAGTTAGACAGAGATGGGAAATAAATTATCAACGTACAGCACAAATGTTAAAAGATCATTGCAGTTGTGATGATAAAAAAAGAGTAGGAAAAGAAAGAACTTCTGTTTTTACAGTAAAACAATTTGATAAGAAAAAAGATGATTATGTTCAAAAAGAGTTAAAACCAAAGGATATATTTTAATGAAACTAAGATGTTTTATAGAAAGTTTTATTGATGTGGGTAGCGGATTAATTTTAGCAATTTTAATTCAATTATATATTTTTCCATTCTTTGAATTATATCCAACTATATGGGATAGTTTACATATTGCATTAATATTTACTGCAGTTTCAATCATTAGATCATCAATATGGAGACATTTTTTTAGAAAAATATGAAAACAATAGTATTGGGACCACCAGGTACAGGAAAAACTACTACATTATTAAATAAAGTAGATAATTATTTAAAAGAAACTGATCCAGATAAAATAGGTTATTTTGCTTTTACTCAAAAAGCTGCATACGAAGCTAGAGATAGAGCAATGAAACAATTTAATTATACAGAAGATGATCTTCCGTACTTTAGAACACTACACTCACTAGCATTTAGAAAACTTGGTTTAAAAAAAGATCAAGTTATGCAAGCAAGACACTATAAAGATCTTGGGAAAAAACTAGGGTTTCCAGTATCTTATGCAGAACATCAAGAAGATCATGGTATATTTACTTCTGATAGTGAGTATTTACAGATTATACAATTAGCACAATTAAGAAATATTACACCTGAACAACAATATAATAAACGAGAACATACTCAAGATTTAGAATTAGATAAACTACATATTATTCACAACGAATTAAAAAGATATAAAAAAGAATATAACTTAATAGACTTTAATGACATGATATTAGATTTTATAAAATCAGATAAATCTCCAAACTTTGATGTTGTATTTATAGATGAAGCACAAGATTTGTCCTTAATGCAATGGGATATGACAAAAACTATTTGGGACAAAACAGAGGATACGTTTATTGCAGGAGATGATGATCAGGCAATATTTAAATGGGCTGGAGCTGATGTAGATTCTTTTATAGCTTTAAAAGATCAAATGATTAATCTTCCATTAATACAATCACATAGAATACCAATGAAAGTTCATAAACTTGCTATGGGTATTATAAATAGAATTAGAAATAGAATAAATAAAGATTGGCAACCTAAAACTAATGAAGGAAGTCTACATAGACATTTTGATGTTGATTCAGTTGACATGTCAAAAGGTGAATGGTTAGTTTTAGCTAGAACTAAACATATGTTAAAAGAAGTAGAAGATATCTTATATCGTAAAGGTTTATACTATGAGACTAAAAATAAACGTAATTATGAGAAAGATTTACAAGAAGCAGCTACAGATTGGGAGCATTTAAGACAAGGACAATTATTATCTTTTAAACAAATTGAAAAAATTTCTAAATATATAGGATCAAATCATTGGGAAAAAGAAAAAATAAAAGGTATGACTAAAGGATCTTTTTACGGAATTGATCAACTTACAAAAGACTATGGATTAAAAACTAAAAAAGTTTGGTATGAATCATTAGATGATGCAGGAACAAGAAGAGTAGAATATTTAAGAAAAATGAGAGCTAATGGAGAGCAATTAAACAAAAAACCAAGAATAGAATTATCTACTATACATGCAGCTAAAGGTGGTGAGTCACAGAATGTAGTTCTTTTAACTGATCTTACTAAAACAACTTTAGAAACATATGAAAGAAATGCAGATGATGAAAATAGATTATTTTATGTAGGCGCAACTAGAACAAAAGAAAATTTGCATATAATAGAACCAAAACAATATAATAAAGGATTTATTATATGAGCGATGATATATACAAAAGACAGGTAGGTGGGACTCACTACAAGTCTATGGTCATTCAGCCATCAGAATTTATAAATAAAAATAATATTCCGTTCGCCGAAGGAAATGCTATAAAATATTTATGCCGACACAAACAGAAGAATCAAAAACAAGATTTGGAGAAAGCAATTCATTATTGTCAAATGGCAATTGATCGTGATTATCCGAATAAACCAAAAAAAGAAAAACAAAACAAACATAACTCATGGGGAATAGTAAATGACACAAACGTATAAAACATTTAATGCAAGATTGCATGCCGAAAACGATGGGAAAGGAAAAACTTTTGCATCAAAAATTTTAAAATCAATGTATCCAGACTGTAAAATAGTAGAGGGAGACAAGTATGGTGTTGATTTAAAAATTATTAAAGATGATCAAATAATTAAAAAAGCAGAAGTAGAAGTTAGACATAATTGGAAAGGAGATTTTGACTTTCCTTTTAGTACAGTTAATATTCCATCAAGGAAGAAAAAATTTTTTGATGGTAACTGTTTATATTTTAGTATAAATAAAAATTTAACTAGATGTATGATGATTGACGATAAAGATATTTTAGAATCTCCTTTAGAAGAAAATCCTAATAGATTTGTTTCATCTAATGAAATGTTTTATAAAGTTTCAACTAGTAAATGTAAATCGTTACAAATAAAGGATTATCAGTGATACAAAGACCTTTATTTGCACCACAAACAGAGTGGTTACCACCAGATGACTTTCCAGATTTATCAAAATATGAAGAAATAGCGATTGACTTAGAAACTAAAGACCCAGAACTCACTAAGATGGGATCAGGTTCAGTTACTAAAAGAGGAGATGTTGTTGGAATAGCTGTAGCTGTTAATGGATGGTCTGGTTATTATCCTATTGCTCACGAAGGTGGTGGTAATATGGATCGTAAAAAAGTTTTAGATTGGTTTCAAGGTGTATTATCTACACCAGCCACAAAGATATTTCATAACGCCATGTATGACGTATGTTGGATAAGAGCGCTCGGTT